ACCATCAGTGCCTGTTGGAAGTGTAATAGTAACACCAGCAGCGGTTACTGTTACGTGCTCACCAACAGCAATAGTATCGTTTACACCTGTACTAGTCCGTGAAAACGGTTGAGTAGCATCAATAGTATTGATAGCTGTAGTCAACGTGTCGTTAACAGTTTTAAGGGCATTAGCCGTAGCAGCTAGTGTAGTGCTGGTACTATCTGCTGCGTTGTAGAGTTGAACCGTACCACGTGTGGTCGTGTTTGCTTGTTGAATCTTGGTGCCAGTAATTGCAAACGATGGGTTATTGCTAATATCCTCATCTCTAATAGTCAGATTCTCAATCTTACTAGTAGTTACAGCACCATCCTTTAGCTTTACACCCTCAATACTATTATCAAGAATATCACCAACAGAAGCTGCTTCAGCAATATCTTGTGATTCTTCAGCTGAAAAATACGTTCGTTGAAAGTTATTGTTAAGATCCTGAGCACGAATAGCAGAACCTGCAGTAAAATTTTGTGCAGTCTCTAGAGGTGTTACACGTGTTACTTTTAAAATTCCTGTACCTGGATTTGTAATCAAAGTAACAACAGCACCACTAAGATAACCAGCACCAGAAACAGGACTAGATGTTTTAGAATCAATTGTATATTCAGTTGTAATAGTTAGCGGTACACCATCAATAGAAACTTGTAGGTCATCCTCATCTAGAAAAGGATAGTTTAGAGTAAATGGCGGTGATGTGACGCTAAGATCAAATGTTTGAGAAGTTGCCATTGTTTACTTATTCATATCTAGTATTTTTTGGACTTGTTGTTGTGTCTTACTAGCAGCAGTCACAGCACCAGATTGAAGTTGACGATCACGTAGATTCTTAAGAGCACCAATGTTTGCAGCCTGAGCATTTTGTTGCTCATAAGCTGCCCATGCATATTTAAATGCATTGTTGTGGAGACGGTCAAGTTCTTTATGGACAATACTTTGTTTAATTGGGAACTGACTTTGTGTTTGAAGACCACGACGCTTAGTGTACAGTTTAATCTGCTTATCCCAATAACTATCGGGTTGATTCATCATCTTTTCAATAGAACCCTTCAGGTCAACATTACTTGCAATCCAGTTGTTTACCCACTGACGTTCTTTAGGATTAAGAGGTTCCTTACGAATAGGGTGTGTACGAATTGTTTGCAGGTTATCCCATCCAGTAGACAGCAACCATTGGCGCCAAGGTTCCATACCACCGTTTAGTTTAAAGAACGGAAGAACAGCATTGATACCAGCAATCAACGGTTCAAAATACTTAATAGGTTCATTAGTATAAAGGTCTACCATATCCTCAAGACCATCACCAACACCTGGCAAGAACTTGTTACGATTGGCAAGGTAGCCCCAGAAATCACGTTCTACATCTTTTAGTTGAGGAGTGATAGCTTTTGAGAAGATACTACGAGTACCAGCATAAGGCAGAAGAGTATCAGCAGTATTAGCCAAGAACCTGTTAAAGTTACCTTCATCACCAGACAACATACCTACCAACGGCTCAAAGCCACTGAGGAAGGATTTGTTAGTAATGTTCATAGTAACAGAAGCAAGAATCTTTTGGAAGATCTCTTCAGTCCAAGCTTCATCAGCACGACCACCTTGGTAAACGACATCACCAATGAGACCAAGTAAGGTATCAAAAGGTTCTAGACCTTTGTAACTTATCCATTGGTCAGTACCGGGTACTTTCATTGACAGTGGTTGCCAACGCATAGCAATCATACGGTTACGTTCACCAGCATCTTGTGGTCCATTACCTGTAAGATTACCGTTAAGTGCCCACAAAGCAGCACCAGTAATGACGGTACTACCCATCAACTGGCGACCAATATACTCAGACTTAAGAGCTTGGAAAGCTTCCATACTGTACTCCATGCCATGTTCAGCCAGAGCTTCAGTAATCTCTTCAGTTGTCTTAGCTCCAAGAACACGACGTGCTTTAGTAACAGCAGGACCAAGGTTACTCATTGGATTGAATGACCAACCAAACTCCAATGCATTAACACCAGTTCGTGGGAACATGAACAGAGATTTAGCAATTGGGAACTTTTTAAGCATCCCTTCAAGTGAATCTACAACCTTACTATCAAGGTTAAGAGCAATCTCACCAGCTGCATGTTTAGCTGCTTCATTAGTCAGTAGACCTGTTTTATCGAAAGACTTGCTATAAAGCTCTTGCTGTTTTGCTTCAAACAGTTTCATGAAGTTATCATCAATAACTCCACCAGTTTGTTCAAAGATCTCATCGTATGCTTGAGAACGTGCAATAACACTGGCTTGGAAGGAGTTATTCATGCCATCCACAGCATACATGGCGTTAACACCAAGACGGCTAAACCAAGTATTATTGTACCAGCTAAGCCCTTTAGCCATATTCCAAAGAGCAACCTTACCGTTTTGACCTGTTTTCTTCCAGACTTCAGCCATGGCATCCATGGATTCAAAGTCATTCAACTTGGACTGGTAAAGATCAGCACGACCACGAAGAGCAGCACCTTCAGGGTTACTAACAGCATAGCGCCATTCCTCACCCATCATTTTCATACCACGTTGGAAGGTCTCAGCAACACCACCAAACGTAAACATAGCACGTTTGAATGTAGCATCATCACCTACAAACTTACTACCAGCCATTACAGAGATAGGTTTAATAGTAGATGAGATGAGGTTACCAAACAATGCACGTACAGGTGCAAGGCCATTCAGAACACTGTTGTAACGGATACCATCTAGACCTTGGAGAACATAGCTAGGGATTGAAGGATTTTGATCAATCAAACCTTTCTTAATAACACCAATGTGTTCTTCAGCCCAACGGTTCAACTTATAAATAGTATCAACGTTACCGTTGGTAGTATCGTATGCTTTGATAAGAGGCTTAAGATACTCAGGATTTTCCTTGGAAATATCTTTCAAGGTTTGAATAACAGTAGTACTCTTTTCCTTAGCCTTTTGAAGATTCTCAGTGAAGTTAGCAGCTTGATCTGCCATCCATTCTGATACTTGTGCAGGATTAGCATTCTTAACAAGCTTCTTATACTCCAAGCTACGACCAGCAATGTACTGGTTAGCACGGATCTCTTGAGCAATGATGTTAAGTTTATCAAAGATAATCTCTTGCTGACGAGTAGTGTCTGCAGTATCACCAATCAACGACACAGCTCTTGCAGCATCAGCAACATTATCACCAGCTTGCTGGGTAATCATTGCAGAAGCACGCATGTTATCAGCGTTAAACATTTCATCAAATGCACGCCTAAAAGACTGTGAAGCAATAACCCATTCCTCTTCACCAAAGAACTTCTCACCTTCATACAAGGTTTTCTTCATGTCTTCAATAGTCTTTGTGAAGTCTTGAAGATCAGCGTTAAAGATAGAGTTAGTAAGGTTATCTACTGCTGCATCAATTTGAGCGGCAGAGAGCTTGGTCTTACCAATGATAGCATCAACACCAGGACGCATACCTTGGAATACTTCGTCCAAGTTTTCAGCCCGTTCTGTGCCATCAGCAGCTTGCATGAACTTCTTTTGGAAAGACTCAGTAACAACAGGAGTCATCCTACCATTGGTAGTACCTACGTTGTTCTGAATACGAGCTTGGTCAACCTTAGCTGAAATAGGATTAGCATCAGTGTTAACGACAGCACGTGCTTGAGGTTCAGCAGGTTCATTAACAAAAGCATCATAGTTCTGACCTTCAGGATCAGCCAACATACGAGCTTCTGCTTCATCAGTTTGAGCAAGGATTTGACGTTGCTGTACAGCCTCTACAGAGTCTGCAACAGTGTCGTCAGTAACCTTCAATGCTTCCGCAGCTTCTACAAGCTTTGCAGCTTCAGGGTCAGTAGGGACGATCTTAGCAGCTTTACGGAGAGCAAAGAATGCTTGAAGAACACTAAGACCAGCACCCATTCCTGCATTCTCAAGGATGTTCTTCTGACGCCTTACATCAGGACTATCCTCATCACGAGTAGCCCATGGAATATCAGTACCCAACCATTCATTTAATGCTTGGGCAATGTTTTCATCTTCAGTAGATGTAGAAGCTACAGCCGTAACTGCAGTATCTACACCCAATTCAGCAGCAAGACCACCAAGGATACGACTCCTTTTACTGATGTTCATAGCTTGGGTAGCTTTACCAACAGCACCAACTGTAGCACCACCAGCAATCAAGCTAGGAATAATAACTGAGGAAGCCTTCCTAACAGCATCATTCAGTGGGTTTTCATACTTAGGTTTACGATCATCCCACCACTTATCAACAGGCTTAAGCCAAGGCAAGAGACCAACAGCATCAAAGACAGTATCAAGTGTACCCGTAAGCATTGACTCTTTACGCCTAAGACCGCTGGTCTCCTCTTCCAATCCAGGAACGTACTTATCAAACAAAGAGGCACTCTCTTCATCTTCCAAAGCTTTCATTTCCTGTTGTGCAGCTTGAGCTTCAGCAGCTTGCTGCTCCATACCTTGAGTAAGCCTTTCTTCTTCTAGCTCTTGAGCAGCAATTCGTTTCTGCTCTTCTTCAGGGTCGTAGTTAACGACTTGAAGATCTTCAGGAATATCAAAATAATCAGCCATATTAATTACCGCCAGTCAGACGGCTTACAAGATTAGGATTCATGTTAGAAGTTTGGCGCCAAACAGAAGTACCAAAACTAATAGGTTGCATACGAGCACGTTCAATCATAGCACGTTCTTCAGCAGTAGCTTTATCTGAAGGACCAACCCAAGGACCAATACCTGCAGTCTTCATGTAAGCAAGAGCAAGTGTATCTTGAACCTCTGGAGAGAATCGAGTCTCTGGAGGAATACCAAGCCGCTTAACCCAAGCAGCAAGCGTAGGACCAATAAATTGATATTTACCAACTGCATGGAGACGACCTGAAGCAATCCACTCATCATTGCTCATATTGTTATCAGCTTGAAGAGCCATTACTTCTCCAACAGTCATGTCAGTCAAAGATTTACCACCGTGTTGACGCATCTTACGAAAGTCACCACTAAAGCCAAGAACACCACGACCATCATTTACACCAATCTGATTGACTGCATTATAACCTGCAGCACCTGATTCATACTTAGCAAGTACATTCAAAGCTGAACGTTGTTCGTTGGTAATCTGTGGGTTGTTGTAGATGCTAGGCATCCCACTACCAAGCAGAGATACATCAGTACGAATCTGATTGGGTTGGTAGTTAACGTATCTTTGGAACCTAGAATCAATAGTGTTCTGAGCTTTTTCAAGAGCTTTGAGAGGAATCTCTTTTTCACCAAGACGTTTTACTTGACGATTAAAGATATCCAAAGCGCTATACTGCCCACCAGTTTCGTTAGCAATGTCTTGTGCCATCCTAGGTAGTTCAACACGTCCGGTCTTGTTAAAATTCTTTAGAGTGTTTCTGATAATTTCTGGCTTAATAAGTTCCTGTGTATCCAATGCATCAGGATTCTCAGCCAGTGTTTTACGTAAGGTATCTCTAGAAGGTAGTTGTGCTTTAATTTTAAAATTCTTGTAATAGGACGTAAGCTTTTGATCAGCTGTTCCCATAGGAGTTTCTACTACATATCTACCGTTAGGGTTCTCAAACTCATTCTCAAGAACACCAAGAGCGTAGTCCCTAGCCTCGATGGGATTATCTGTCTCACGCATTTTTAGTACAAATTCTTTATTAAAGCGTGCCTGAGCATCAGCAAGAACAAGTGGTGCTGTTTCGTTACCTTGTTTAGTTAAAAAGTCAAAGGCAACATCATTTGTAATTTTAGATTTAATGAAAGCGTCAGCAGTGGCTTTTATATCTTCAGGGACAGCAGCAGCTTCGGAAGTTTTAGCCAACTCAATACCTTTACGAAGTGTTTCGTTGGATACTTTGCCATATGCGGTGGTCACGTCACGAATAGTAAGAGCGCCGACTACTGCTGCATCTTGCCACTTTTCTAGGTATCCTTCATCATTGACACTTTCGTTGGTAAACTTCATGTAACTAGTCACCATTTTCATGCCGATTTCGTTACCCTTTTGACGGAAAAGTTCATAAAGAAACTCGGCATCACTATTATCATAGGTACCTTCTGCAATGCTCTGCTCAATGTCAGAACGAGCTTGGTCAGCTTTTTCAGCAAACTCTCGTTGCTTGGTAGCTTCAGTTTGACGATACTGTTGATTAGCTTGATTACGAGCCTCATCACGAAGCTCAGCAATCTGAGTGCTGTATTGATCACCAATGGTTTTATCTTGACCCGGGAATGTTTGATCAAGAATTTTCTGACGTTCTACATCACTGAACAAAGGATTACCGTTATCATCCTTTGCTGTGAACATCAGCTGAAAGAGTTGAGTTCTAGCAGCACCACGGTCACCACCGTTAGCACTGGTTAAAGTGTTGAAAGCTCCAAAGAATGTTTCAGGTGTACGGAGATCAGCAAAAGCATCAGTAGCTGTATTAACTCGTTTATCAACACTAGCCTTGATTTCACTCTTTCTAGCGTCAGCGATAATACCTTCATTAATGGTATTCATCTCAGCTAGAGGTTGAGCAAGCAGAGCAGGTGACTCTCCCCAAAGCTTCATCTCTTGAAGATACTCTGGAATAAGTGCTCTAACTACAGCCGCTTTTTCAGCAGCCGTAGATGCTGTTATGGGAGTAAGTTTAATGGCTTCACCATTTGGTCCAGGAACAACGATTTGAGTTTCTGAATCAGTTTGGAGTTTCTGTTGAATCCAACCATCCCATTGCTTAGCAGCTCTGAATGCATTGTACCTTTTTTCTGCTTCAAGTTCTGCTGGATGAGCACGTCTGCGTACTTTCTCTTCAGTCTCTGCATCAGCACCTGCTGCTCGAAGTTGATCAGCAATAGTATTGATTGCTACACCAGCCTGTTGAAGCTGATTGTATTGACTGTCATAAGCAATACTCTTAGCAGGATCACCACCATTGATGATTAGTTTATTCATCGTATCAGTGTAGATACGCTTGTACTTCTCCTCTTCAATAGTGTTGGCAAGTTCAAATGCCTTAGTACTCAAGCTAGAGATACTTTTATAAATGTTCTGCTGATTAGTGTAATTAGCTTGAATCTCTCGTTCAATGTTATCAAACTTTCGTTCTTGAATGTCTGCAACATTGCCACGACGCATCTGCTCATTACGATCACGAGCTTCAGCTTCTAACTGATTCTTGTACTTTAAACCTTGAAGGTAGTCTGTTCTGTTCTTAATATCAGCTTGACGTTGCTCTTCCATACCACGTATGATACGTTGACCTTCTTGGCCAATTCGAGCAACGTTAGCATCTGATACTTGAATAGGACGGAACCCTTCAGCTTGGGCGTACCCTTGATAACTGATTTGTTCTGCCATTGTTAGTTAATTACCCTGGTTATCTTGTTGAGTATTCGATTTAGTATTCGATCTAGTTTTGTTGTAAGCTTTAACTGCACCACCAATACCGCCGGCAAGATCAGCCGCTGCACCAAAGATGTCAGCAGTTGGATTATAACCAGGAGTAAAGGCTTTAGGACCAACCTTAAGTTTATAAGGTCTAGCCACCTTAGCACGAGGTACTGCAAGCGGTTCAGGAATTTCTGGTAGACGTTCAGGCTTCAGCATACGTGCTGCTTCTGCATTCATATCAGCACCATACTTCTGCAGTGAAATGTTTTGTAGATTCTGATTGTACTGTTTGTAAGCACTCTTCATGCTTTCTTCCATGATTGCTAGGTTACGACCAATGCCTGCCAATTCAGCTTGCACTGCTTTACCAGCCGACCTACCAGCTTGACCACGTGCCAACACCTCACCAACAGCTTCTGCTTCTCTAACAAAAACATCTTGCTTGGCAAATGCATCACCAATTTCAATCTCTTGCATCCTGCGGTTCTCAGACTCG